GCCAAGCCATCAATGTCAGTCGCAACCCCAAGATAGTGATAGCGGCACAGCATGCTCGCAGTCAACAAGCAGTGGGCTTGGCCAGCGTGGAGGGGTGGGTAGTTGACCAGGTAGAACAACTACGTAGAGTAACAGATCGACCCATCGTGGTAAGACCGCATCCTAGAAGTCCTTTGGATTGGGCTGGACTTGTACATTTGCCTCGAGATGTTGTCATAGAACAACCTGTTAAAATAGTCAATACCTATGACAGCTACAACTTGACCTTTGATTGTCATGCCATTGTCAACTATAACTCAGGCCCAGGCATACAAGCGGCCTTGGCCGGAACTAGACCCATAGTAGATAGATCCAGCCTGGCCTGGCCGGTAAGTACAAAGATCAGCGATATTGAACAGCCCTACACCGTGGATCGAGATCAGTGGATCGTTGAGATATGCCACACAGAATACACCCAGGAAGAAATAGCTCAAGGTTTGTGGTACCGCAGACTTGAATCAGCATTGAAAACATAATGGAAACCAAAGAAGAAAAACGAGCTAGAAAAGCGCAGGCCCAACAGCCAACAGTGTTGACGACCATTGACTGTGCTTGCCTTATACATGATGTACAGTATCAGTGGAACTATGTTGAGCGTTTGTATAACAGCCTGTGTCGCAATCTCACACCCACGGTGCGTATGCATGTGTATACCGAAAAGAACAGAGTGGTGCCAGGGCATATGATACATCATCATCTGCAAGAGTGGCCCGGCATACGCGGACCCAAACGTAGCTGGTGGTATAAGATACAGCTTTTTGATTCACGATACCATTCTGGGCCCATGTTGTATTTTGATTTAGACACAGTGATAGTGGGCAACATAGATTGGATATGGCGGTTGCCCACAGATAAGTTATGGGCAGTGCAAGATTTCAAGTACCTGTTCCGGCCCAGCCGTGCTACCTTGAACTCATCAGTGATGTGGTTTGATCCAACCAAGTTTAACTATGTCTACAGGGAGTTTGAACCCGGCGAAGTTGCCCATCGTAAATCACCCTGGCACGGAGACCAAGATTATATCCAAGAAAAAGTGCCTGTCGGACAGGTAGGTTATTTTGATCAAAATTGTGTGAAAAGCTGGCGCTGGGAACTGCTGGATGGTGGCTACGATTTTAGACATCGTAAACATAAAAATCCTGGCTCGGGCACAGTATTGCCCAACGATACAAGTATCTTGATATTCCACGGGCAACCAAAACCACATGAAATCAATGACACAACTGTGTTAACACATTGGAAATAGTATAAATACATCATCAGATAAAGGATTTATTATGCAAGTAAATATATTAGGAAGAGTTTTTTCAACTCCGGCAGCAATAACAGTGATCAAAGATGGAGTTGAAATTCACAGTGGTCAAGTTGGGCAAGGAATGCCGCTGGATACAGATCTTCATTTACTAGAGTTTGATTGGGACAACGCCACAGACGATGCAATATCAGCTGTGAGTATTTCAGTCACTACAGGGGTAGTCACAGTAGGAGCTTGCTTAGGACAAGCACTCTGCGATATGCGCCAGAATATTCTTATCAATGGACAAGCACCTGAAGAACCAGCGTCTGACTTAGGATTCACTCCTGCACCCAACTGGGCAGGCTGGTATTTTGAGATCAGTGCTGGTGAAACAATAACGTTCAACATGCGTAACCATCCACTTGGTACTATAATGTAATAGTTTATTACTACAAAAAAAAGGGCTATTTTTAGCCCTTTTTTTATGGTTGACCAGAAATGCGATAAATGCTACAATAATAACATAAAATAAAGATGTTGCAAAAAAACAACACCAAAAAAGCCCGGAAAAACACGGGGTTGACCAGAAACAGCCATTTTGCTATAATACTAGCATAGTAAGTAAAAAGGTTGTAGCAAACAGTGCCAGTTGACACAAAAAGAGCACTAGCATACAATACAGTTTAACAATCATTTTAGGAGCAGACTAAATGACTACAGTTCGTATCGTTCGCGGCGTTTACCGCAACAAGCCTATCACCAATGCTACTTTTGCACTGGTGAAAGATTTTACTACCAGCGCCAAAGGTAACTTTGTTACCGTGGCCAACGGTGATTATTTTCCGGGTTTCCCTGATGAAATCCGCGTGAAAGTTGACAGCATCAATGACATTGAGTTTGTAGATGGAGAGCCCATGGGTCAAGCAGACAAGGTAGTAGAGTTCAAACAACCTGCCAAGGTAGAAACCGACGAAGAAGTCATGCATCGTATTGAGCAACGATTCAACATCCTTGACGACATGACCAAGGCCGCTATCGCCGGAGACATCCGTGCCATGATCGTAGTTGGCCCTCCGGGTGTGGGCAAATCCTATGGTGTTGAGTTCCAGCTGGAAAAGGCTGGCTTGTTTGATCAGCTGTCTGGTCGCAAGATCAAGTACGAAGTGATCAAAGGTGCGATGACACCCATTGGCTTGTACTGCACTCTGTATCGTCACAGTGATCCCAACAACGTTTTGGTGTTTGATGACTGTGACAGTGTGTTCCAAGATGACGTGGCATTGAACATCCTCAAGGCCGCCCTGGACTCAGGCAAGAAGCGTCGTATTTGCTGGAACTCCGACTCAGCCATGCTCCGTCGTGAAGGTGTGCCTGACTCATTTGACTTCAAAGGCTCTGCGATCTTTATTACCAACTTGAAGTTTGATCACCTCAAGTCGAAGAAACTGCAAGATCACCTTGAAGCTCTGCAGAGCCGGTGCCACTTCTTGGACCTGACTTTGGACACCATGCGCGACAAGTTCCTGCGTATCAAGCAGATCTTCCGCCAGGGTCAACTGTTTAATGACTACGACTTCACACCTGAACAAGGTGATGAGATTCTCAACTTCATGGACGAGAACAAAGACAAACTCCGCGAAATGAGCCTGCGTATGGCTCTTAAGATTGCGGACCTTACCAAAGTGAGCGCCAACTGGCGAGCACTGGCCGAAAATACTGTCATGAAACATTGACAGTATCGTTGGAGTGTCATCAATAGTCTAGCTCCTAGACATTCCAACTTTGACACAGGCACCCCTAAAAAGGTGCCTGTTTTTTTGACTTCTTAAATACAATCTCTTATTATAAAAGATACTATTATGAGATTGAAACTCACCTGGAACAAAACCAACGACAGTATTTTATTTGACGCTCACCACGAAAAGTTTACCACTTGGTTTGTAGAAACCAGCCAAGAAAAGGGCAATAGGTACAAGTCCGGCGGGCAACTTGTTGATGAGTTTTTCTTTCCGCGAAACACACAACGGTTCATTCAAGAAGAAATAGAATACATTGATACTGTCAATGAAATCTTAGGAAAGTTAAAACTTCCTCTATTCCAGAAACCTGAAAACTGGTATGATCAACGCCAGTTGAATACACTGCACAAGGCCTGGGCAGATACTCGAGCCAAGATACCAAAGCTCAGTGATTTGCTTTTCAAGATTGACAACAAATACTTCCAGGCCTATCAGGAAATGAACTGTCACATACACTTGATTGAGCAGTCATTTAACTATGCATTCCGAGACTCTACTAACTGGAGAGTTGATAATCCTTTTAAACGAGACCTATTTACCTGGCAAGTTTCTAATCTCTATGTTGAATATCCGGGGCACGGAAGATTTGCATTTGAAAAGTTCCAGAACCTTGACATATATCAAGACATTTGGGAAGACGATTGCAACTGGGACAATATTGATGCCTTTGTTGGCATAAATCTGCGACGCCCATATCAAGCTACACCGCCTGCTGAGTTTCTTGAATGGAGTCAGCAAAAAAATCTTGTACCATTACCGGGCAGTTTGTCTCTGGGTAATCTATGTGATTGGGAAAAAAATCTCACACTTGCTAGACAAACACTCGAAGAGAATGTTATAATAAACGATAACTATTTTTCATTGTCAATACTTTAATGCGAACTGCCCGACTGATTATAACTGACGAAGTCAATGTCAAAATCGAAGGACTAGAACTGGATGCACGCCGCGCTCTGGTCAACAAGTTCAAATACGATGTTCCTTATGCTCGCTATCTACCTGCGGTACGTTTGGGCCGGTGGGATGGCAAAGTTTCTTTTTTCCAACTGGGCGGTAGCACTTATGTAAATCTGTTACCCGAAATCATTCCCATTCTTGAAGAATACGATTACGATATCGAACTTGATGATCAGAGAACATATTCTACTACATTTGAGTTTGAACAAGTACGAGAAGACTCTTTTAAAGATATCTCATGGCCCAAAGGTCACCCCCAGGCCGGAGAGCCTGTCATGTTGCGTGACTATCAGGTAGAGATTGTCAACAACTTTCTAGCCAATCCACAATGCCTACAAGAAGTGGCCACAGGTGCAGGTAAAACAATCATGACAGCCGCACTGAGCCATGCTGTAACACCGTATGGTCGAAGCATAGTGATCGTGCCAAACAAAAGTCTGGTGACACAAACAGAACGAGACTACATCAACATGGAACTAGATGTAGGTGTGTTCTTTGGTGACCGCAAAGAGTTTGGACGCCAACATACCATCTGCACTTGGCAGAGTCTCAATGTGCTGTTAAAGAATACCAAGAACCAATCAGCAGATATCACCATTGGTGAGTTCCTAGAGGGTGTTGTGTGTGTCATCGTTGACGAAGTACACATGGCCAAAGCTGATGCACTGAAAACCTTGCTGACAGGGGTCATGGCAGAAGTGCCGATTCGCTGGGGACTGACTGGTACTATACCCAAAGAAGACTTTGAGTTCCAAGCCATACATGTCAGCCTTGGGCCAGTAATAAACAGATTGGCAGCCGCTGAACTACAGGATCGAGGTGTGCTGGCACAATGCCATGTCAATATTGTGCAGTTGGTAGACCATGTTGAATACAACAACTATCAGAGCGAACTAAAATATCTGCTGGAAGAATCAGGCAGACTTGATACCATGGCTAGTTTGATAAGCCAAGTCAATGAAACAGGCAATACCTTGGTGTTAGTAGATCGTATCACGGCCGGGCAGGAGTTAGTACGTAGACTTGGTGAACGTGCTGTGTTTGTGAGTGGTGCAACCAAAGCAAAGGACAGACAGGATGAGTATGATGAAGTGGCTGAGGCTACCGATAAGATTATTGTTGCTACCTATGGTGTGGCTGCTGTTGGTATTAACATTCCTAGGATTTTCAATCTGGTGCTTGTGGAGCCCGGAAAGAGCTTTGTCAGAGTTATACAGAGTATTGGGCGTGGTATTAGAAAAGCAGAGGACAAAGACCATGTTCAAATCTGGGATATCACATCCACCTGCCGATTTGCCAAAAGACACTTGACCAAGCGCAAGGCCTACTACAAAGAAGCTCGCTACCCGTTCACACAAGAAAAACTAGAGTGGATGACTACATAATGGGCAGTTTGTTTCGCGAAGTGGGTCGATATCTTCATGGGTTTTTTGAGCCTCACGAGATCATGGTAGAGATAGGGTCGGATCGCTGGGAAGGTAGCACAGCGTATTTTGCTGATCTCGCCAACACACACCATACAAGAATGATCACAGTGGATCTTGATCCAGAAGCTTACCATCGTGTGATTAAAACTGTAAATAAAGATCACCTAGAAAGATTGGAGTTTGTTTGTGCTGATGCCAACGATTGGTGTCAGAGTTTTGATCAACGAGCTCGACAAATAAAAGTTCTGTATTTGGATAACTTTGACTGGGATTGGGAACCTGCTCTGCCCAGCGAAGACATACAAAAACAACAAGCGTGGTATCGTAAAATGGGATTGGAAATGACCAATCTCAACTGCCAAGTTAGCCATTTAGATCAAATGATTACTCTGATGCCTTATATGTCTCAGCGTAGCGTTGTTTGCATTGACGACACTTATCTATACAACGGTGTGTACATAGGCAAAGGCGGAGCAGTGGTACCATATCTTATGACCCAAGGATATCAGATTTTACAATCTGGTGAATATGGAGTAATCTTAGGTCGCGGAATACGCAATAACATCGTATAATGGATAACATGAAAATATTGACACTAGACAACACAGCCTATGATTTAGATACGCTACCCGAAGAAGTAGATGACATGCGGTTCGCGATCCTGGACAACTCAGATCCTTCAGATCCTGACTACCATTACATACCTTTGATCTTTCTTGAAAGTTTTAACTCTCCCGCACTGGTACTACAGATTGGCGAACATCGTGTAAAGATGCCCATCGACTGGCAAATACTCATAGGTGAGCCCGACATGGGAGACTTAGAAATGCTACCACTGACATCGATCAATGATCGAGGATTCAAAGCATTCCAGTTCAATCCACTGACATCGTTCCGGCCCAGTTTTCTTGACATAGAGATCGTGGACGTGTATCATGATGTTGCGTGGTATGCACCCAAACTCAAGAATGGTCAGATGCTGTGCATACCTCTCAACAACGATCCGGAACCTGACTGTGTTTATTTTGTCAAAGATGTCAGCAGAAACTGTGAAGTAGTTGATTATAACAAAGCCTGGTAATGGACAAGCTGTCAATACAAAACGAAATGTCAGAGTTTGATCGCAAGAATCGCGATTTTTATGACGAGCTCACAGACGAAGAACGCAAAAAGTTCTCAAACTATCTCATGATACGGTGGGGGTCCAGTGTACAAGGTGGCCGCGAACTACAAGAGTTCTATGTCATTGCCACCAATGAAAGACTTAACAAACATTTTTTTGCTGTAAACAAACATCCCAAGCTTCAATGGCTCATGGCCACATCCGTGAGTCCGGGCATGGGAGCACATCGGCATCAATGGATCGCGCCCAAGAAAAAAGATTCCGGCAACAGCGAAGTAAAAAAAGCATTGATAGACCTATATCCTGCAATGAAGATGTCGGATATTGATACATTGGCATCAATGACAACAAAGGCAGACATCAAAGAGCTAGTAAAAAATCAAGGAAAAACAGATTAATGTATTCAGTATATCAACATTGGGATCCGTTGCAAGTGTGTTTGGTAGGACGAACATATCCTCCAGAGTTTTATTCATGGATCAAAGATTCCAACACAAGGTCAAGATTTGAAAAGCTGGCCGAGGAAACAGAAGAAGACTATCAAGGGCTTATCAAACTGTTGACTCAAAGATTTGGCGTGAAAGTTCATAGACCTAAGTTCCCAGACAATCTACAAGATCTTTACATCAATGGCAAATGGGTACAACCTCCTACTGCTCCTAGAGATTACTTTTTAATGATCGAAGATAGATTTTGGGTGCCCAAGGTGCCCAATGCTAGTCATGCCTGGTCAGTGTTTTACAGACAAAACAAGCCAGCGCATTGCCCCGACTATGTGCGCCCCAGTGATTTCTACGAAGCATGGCCAAACCATGCACAAGAAGTCCGTGAAAAGTTTGCAAGATTTTGCGAAGTCGATCAGAAACACCTTGATGGAAAGTTGAACTTTTACAATCATGTGTTTGATGAAATAAGCAATCAAGGCAACGAGATTGTGTACACAGATCTCGACTTTATCAACGGTTGTTTTGTTAGTCGCATCGGTGAGAACCTTTTCTTTGCCACACAAACGTACCATGATGACAAACAAGCTATATTAGATCAGGTTAACAAGTTGTTTCCCCGCACTGTGAATCGTGTGGTCAACTCCGGCGGCCACGGCGATGCTGTGTATTGTCCTGTGACACCAGGATTGATCATCAGTCTTAATGATGTACCTACCTATGCAGACACATTCCCTGAATGGGAAGTGGTATATTTGCCACCCTCTAACTATGCTCACATGCGAGAGTTTGAGTTTTCAATGAAGCGCAACAAAGGACGCTGGTTCATGCCTGGGTTTGAGCAAGACAACAATCTCATACACATGGTAGATCATTACTTTGATGAATGGGTCGGACAGGTCAGCGAAACTGTGTTTGATGTAAACATATTGATAGTTGATCCTAAGAACATTGTAGTTTCTACACACAACGATCAAGTTGAAGCGGCCTGTGCTCGACACGGCATTGAAGTGCATGTGGTGCCATTCCGGCACAAGTATTTTTGGGATTGTGGCATACACTGTGTGACCAATGATATTTCTAGACTTGGGATACCTCAAAACTGGTTTTCTAAATAACTATGACTGAGAAGTATACTTGCCAATACTGCGAAAAAGATTTCCAGAGAGAAACCAGTCTCGCTGTGCATGTGTGCGAGCAGAAAAAACGTTTTCAAAGCCAGAACGATCGAGGAGTACAGTTAGGATTACAGGCTTATCTGCGTTTCTACGAAATGACCCAAGGGTCTGCCAAGCTCAAGACTTTTGATGATTTTGCTCGCAGTCCTTACTATAGGGCCTTTGCCAAGTTTGGCCGGTACTGTGTAGATATCAATGCAGTAAACACACCAAGATTTATAGAATGGGTAGTAGAAAAAAATAAAAAGATTGATCATTGGTGCCGCGACTCAATCTATACCGAATATCTGACAGACTATCTTCGTAGAGAATCTGTGAACGATGCTTTGGCTCGTGCCATAGAACATTCTATCAAATGGAGTGAAACACATGAACATCCTGCTCAGGATTTCTTAAGATATGGCAATGACAATGCCATTGCCTATGCCATCAGTACAGGTCGGGTCAGCGCCTGGGTATTGTATAACTGTGAAAGTGGCCAAGCCTGGTTAGAGAACATGGATCCTGATCAGACTAAGATCGTATGGCCCTGGATTGATCCAGAGTGCTGGCAGAAAAAGTTCCGAGACTATCCAGCAGATCAAGAATATGCTAGAGAAATGTTAAAGAAAGCAGGTTGGTGATGAGTGCAGACGTAGATATCGATCTGGCAGACAGAGAACAAGTGCTGAAACTGATACAGCATATACCGGCACGTCAAACAGTTGATAACAAAGTACGCCGGCACAACTCTGGTGTTTATATCACTGAAATACCCAGGGATCCGGTGAATAAGTGTGCGGCCATAGACTATCAACAAGCTGAACAACGTGGGTACTTTAAGATAGATTTGCTGAACATGACTGTGTATCAGTTGGTACGTGATCCAGCGCACTACGATGAGATGTTGAGCCAGGAACCACCTTGGCATAGATTGCAAGAGCGAGAGTTTTGCGAAAAGATTGTACACATTGGCAATCATTATGATTTGGTACAGCAACTACAACCCAATAGCATACCGCGTATGGCCATGTTGTTGGCTGTGATACGTCCGGCCAAGCGGCATCTAGCACAAGGTGGGTGGCCCACGATAGCCCAAGACATTTGGACTCGTCCTGCAGACGATAGCTATTTCTTTAAGAAAAGTCATGCAGTGGGCTACGCACAGTTGGTGGCCTTGCACATGAATCTAGTCCATTCTGCGGACCAGGGTGATTGATTTACGTTTGCTCTTTTTACGGGCGATGTCTATTAGGCTGGTGCAAGGCCCGTGCAATATTTCCAGATCTTTGTTGACAAAAGTCTTTAAGAAAGGACGGAATATTTCCCAGTCGTTCTTCAAGAATATGTTTATGGGTATGCTACGATTGCTTTCCCACCACCATTGATTGGCCAGCTCTAGAAACAGTTTTTTAAGTTCAGGATTGGGTATGTTTCCAAAGTCATAGATGGTTGTAACAGCGTCATCGCGATTCTGCACCACACCGATGTATTCGTTGCCTGCATAAGCGCAGAATGTTATAAAAGGATAGCGTTCGGCTATTTTAGCGAAGATCTCTGTGCCCATAAATATCTTTAGGAAATTATTCTTATGTATTCTACCACTGCCTATTTATATCAACAAAAACAACAGGTATTAATGATTGATACCAGTGGTGCTTACTTTGACCGGAGGTGGCAACCTGTGTACACAAAAAATCTAAAAATACATCGTGGCGTGGACAACGTCATATTATTCCAGTTCGTCAATCAAGACGAAAAGCCCGTGAACATCACGGGTAGCACCATCACATTTAGACTGATCAGCACCAACGGAGACATACTGTTGTTGAGCAAAGACTTGGAAATCCTGAATGCCACCTATGGACGAGCCAAAGTAACACTGCTGTCAACAGAACTTGATTCCATAGATGCACAGCCCGTGGGCTGGAGTCTTGAACGCAACACAGTGACTAGCTCACTCTACGAACCTGTGTTTACAGATGCTTATTCAGGAGGTCGTGGCAAAGCAGATATACTAGATTCGGTGTATCCAGACTTTGTGCCCAGTGAAATAATGACTGTGCCCACCAACCCAGAAATCAGTCAAGATAATCCCAACCGGAATCACACATCATCTGTGTATGTACAGGGCCGACCCTTGGTCACGTTCCAGATGACGTTTGACAACTTTTCAGGCAACGTAAAACCACAAGGATCTAACACGCAGTTGGGACCATGGTACGACATAGGTAGCCAGCGCCAGTATATCAATCAAGTTGAACGCGATCACTGGAACATCGAAGGTTATCATAACTATGTTCGTTTTGAAGTCAACCAATATGGTTACAAAGCCAAGGTTGGCAATGTTGTAGTCAGTGGTGGTAATGTGACCAATATCACCATGAACAATCAAGGCAGTCAGTGGATATCTACACCATTCCCCAACATTGATATCCATGGCGAAGGTACTGGAGCCACAGGGTATGCCACAGCATCAGGCGGTAACATCACAGGTGCGGTGGTGATCACTGGTGGTGAAGGCTACGTCAATAACCCCAACGCCGCAATCAACAACGGATTTATCACTTCAATAGCATTTAGATGAAGATACGCAAACTAGTAGTGTTTGGCGACAGCTGGACCTACGGTGACGAACTTATCGCCCCTGAATTTCGAGATTTATCTGATGATGAATTTAGAGATCACTACGATGAAAATCGTCCCTACAGATTAAAACATTGTTATGCTGGTCGGGTGGCTGAACACTTTGGTCTTGAACTAGACAACATGGCCTTTCCGGGTTCTAGCCTAGAAAGCATGCGTTGGAACTTTATGTGGTATCTCCGCAATGGTCAAAGCACAGATGATGTACTGTTCTTGGTAGGGCTGACAGATGCTACTCGACAGAGTTGGTTTAATCCCTTGCACGAAATCAGCCGCAAAGATCCACAGTGGAATCGACACATGCATGGTACCTGGCTCACACAACCCAATCCGGACATCGACGAAAACTGGTTTAAACTTCAGAAGCTTTGGTTAGGCATGAGTTACCACGCAGACTGGGCAGAATATAATTTCCAACAAACGATCAATCTGTTTGATCAAGCTGTGAGCCGATATGGAATCCCCGTGATACAGTTCTCAGTGTTGCCAAATCGATATGGTGTGACTGTGCCTAGCCTAATCTATCCAGGACTGAGCTGGCGCGAAATACTACACCAAAAAAAGCAAGAACTGGGAATCGAACCCTTTGCTCGGGGAGGGCATCCCAATGAAAAAGGCCATCAACTCATAGCAGATCACTTGATTGAACACATAAAGTATGCTAAAATGTTAGAGTGATAGATGTACTTTCTTACCTACCAGCCAAACGCAAAAGCACCAGCTCGGGCTGGATAAGCTTCAATGCGCCTTGTTGCGTCCACAATGGTGAGTCACCAGATCGACGACAACGTGGCGGCCTCAAAACAACAGACCAAGGTTGGAGCTATCATTGTTTCAACTGCGGGTTCACTGCCAGCTTTGTGTTGGGACGGAACTTGTCGTTTAAAGCTCGTAAGCTGTTGGGCTGGCTCAATGTTGATCGAAATGAGATCGAGCGTATCAATCTTGAAAGTCTCAAACATAAAAATATCGCTGGCATGCTCGACGAACGACAGCAGGTACTTCAAAAGTTGCAGGACATCAACTTCGAAGATCGAAACTTACCAGCCGACACACAACCCCTAAATGACACAGCACTGCAATATCTTGAAGATCGTTGCATACCTCGAGATTATCCTTTGTTGTACAAGACCATGCCGCGACCGGGCATAGTGATACCATTCACACACAATGGACAGGTGGTCGGGCATAC